GGGTTACGGAAAGCTATTAAAAATGGATTTCCACGATTCCACCTGTGACAGTAATTTCAGGACCAACGAGCAGATTGACCGTCCCATCCGGTGCAATCGATACTTGGACCGAACGCTGCAGGTATGACGGGTGGATGAATGGAATCGCCACTGTCGTTCCGGACGACAGTGTGGCTCTGCCATTCAAGGACTTGATCGCATTCGGGTTAGACACTCTACCGATTGGGTATATTCCGCCATTACTGTTGCCGTTGCCGTTGCCAAATGGGAGGGTTACGGAATGCTATCAGCAGGTCAATATGAGTTTCTGCCATGCTTTCTGCATGTCCTTGAGGACGCTCAGATCAGGCTTGAGGTAATACCGTGCGGTGGTTTGGATGTCGGAATGCCCGAGCTGTCGCGCGACCACGCTGATGTCGGTTCCGGCCTTGATCGCCAACGTGCCGAACGTGTGGCGCAGGTTGCGTGGAGGCACGCATGGGAGTTTCATGCGCTTGCACCAACTGCGGTAGTGGTTTGCCACTTGGTTCGCGTTCAGGTTGCCGACCAGTCGGCCGGTCTTCGTGCCGTGGCGTAGTTCCGCCAATCGTTTTATCGCGAACCGTGGCAATGCGACGGTTCGTCGGCTCAGATCGGTCTTCGGTTCGGTGACGGTCTCATGGCCCGCCACCCACTGCACCGACCTTTTCACCGTGACGGTGCCGCGACGCAAATCCAAGTCGGCCCATTCCAGGCCGACCGACTCGCAGCGGCGCAATCCCGCGCACACGGACACCAATAGCCATGCTTCGAGCGGGTGCCCGTAGAAGCCTTTCAACAGTCTGCGTACTTCCGACGCGGACAGTACTTGCGGCTCGTAGTGGCGTAGGTGCGGCAGGCGTATCTCGCGTCTGGTCACGTCATTGTCGGCCAAACCGCGTTTGAATGCGAGTCGCAGTATCGCGCGGAACACCGCGTAGGCTTTGCGTGCCGCTCCAGGCTTGTCGAAGGAGTCCAACCATGATTCGATGTCCGCCACCGTGATTGAGTCGATGTCCTTTCCTCTCCATCGCGGGAGTATGTGACATGCGAGGGCGCTTTCGTAACCGACCTTGGTGCATTCGCGGAGTTTTACGCATGATGGTCTCCAAACGGTGTCTGCGAACGTGTCGAACAGCATTGGTTCCTTCCTGTTTTCCTGATTTAATCCCACACGTTGGCGTGTTGTCGTTGGTTGGTGGCGTGTGTGGGTTTTCTCATTGTTTTTGTATCCCTGTTTTAGGAGGTTGTTTTGACTCAGATCAAGTTTGATTTCGGCCATCCGAGTGCGGATGGTATCGCTGACTTGGCGGGTGAGACGGTTCATGTCGTTCCGACGAGCCGTTTCAACAGCGGCAAGCGCATCGTGGTGCGCGACTCGTTCGAGGTGAGACTGGACGAGCATGGCACAGCGACCGTTACGGTGCCGCCGACCGATAACACGTTCGCCTACGAGGTGACCGTCGGCGACAGCGCCGATTCCTGGCGGTTCATTCGCGTCGTGCAGGTGCCTGATTCGGCCAACGTGTTGGACTTCGCTGATTTGGTCGAAGTGGATTCTGACACGTTGACCCCCAGACAGACCGGCAATCCGTTGGCCGACATCGATCAGTCCGATGTGGATTGGGCTGTGTCCGCGATCAATGCCTGAGTTTTTAGAGGAGGTTTGTTTTGGCTAATCCTGATAAGTTTTTGCGCCTGCGTGACTACGCCCGTTTGGAGCGTGCGCAGAAGAATGGTGCCGTGGACGGCACCAAGTTCGCCTACGACAGTGCGAAACACGTCGTGTCGAACGTCCGCGAGTATTTCGACGCGCATCGTGACGGGCGCACGTATGGCGTGCGTTTCCCGCTCTATAGCTTCTCCAATTCGCCGGACGGCGTGAAGGTCGGCGACAATGCCGGTCTGACCGTCGTACCAAGCTCGAATTATCGTGCCGGACGTGATGATTACGCTGGTTTGAGCGCGTTCCGCGTGTTCGACGCTAACGTGGCCGTGTCCGATGATGGCACGCCGATCGTGAAGGCCATCAAGGGCTTGGCTGGCAATTACGCGAAGGACGGGTCCAACGGCGACGTGTTCGTCATCACCACTCCCGGCTTCTACCGGTTCGAGTTCGACACGAACCATTGCACCATCTGGTATTCCGATACCCAGTACGACGGCTATTCGCCGATGCCGGGCGTGCTGCTGCCGGACGGTTCGCTCCGCCCGTGCATGGCGTACGCGAAATACCCGCTGTCCAATTACGGCGGCAAGGCCGCGTCCGTCTCGGGTCAGATTCCGGCCTCCATGAGCGAACAAGGCTCCGTGGCCGTAACCACCAGCAAAGGCAAGGGCTACAGCGGAAAGACCTCCGCCGACACGTTCTACACGCAGCTCATGCACATGCTCAAATACGCGACCAAGGACATCGAACGCCACTTGGGCGGCGACTTCAACGGTTCCGCTCAGGTCAACGTCAGCAAGGCCGAAACCAACGTCACACGCGCGCTGGTCAAGGCCACTGACGCGGCAAGCATCGACCTCGGCTCCTACGTGAGCGTCGGCACCGGCACCGACCGTGGAGACAATAAGACCGGCGAGGCGGCGGCATACCGCAAGGTCATTTCCAAGACCGTCGTGGACTCGGCAACCACCGCGATCAACGTGTCCGGCGCGGCCTTCACGACCACGACGGCCATGCATGTCACCCAGATGCCGTACCTGACCGGTTCGACGGACGGCGTGCTCGGCAACGACGGCATCCCCCGCGAGGACGTATCCAAAACCCATCAGCCGATCAGGCTCCAGGGCATCGAACTGTTCGCCGGACTCTACGAGACCGAAGGCGACATCATCCTGAAGAACGTGAAGGATTCGGACACTTCCGGCCATACCGAAGTGTGGAAGGTGTTCGACACCACCAAGGCGAGCGGCACCGCCATCACCGCCGACTACGTGCATGTGGGCGACTATCCACCCGTCAACGACAAGACCGACAACCAGTGGCAGTGGCAGACCGACTTCACCGAAAAGCACGGATTCCTGCTGCCCACCGGCGTCGGCGCGACAAGCACCAGCGGTCTGACCGACGCGCTGATCATCAACCCGATCTCCGCTCCGGGACTGCATGAGTTGCGGCGCGGTGGCCATCTCGGGGATGGCTCGCGCTGCGGGTTGTTCAGCGCGGGCGGCTGGGACGATCTGTCGGGCGCTTGGTGGGACCGCGGCGGTCGCCTATCCGTTCTTGGCCGCACGCACGCCTAGTGCGGGCGGTTGGGGGTGAGCGCCAGCGAGGGGGCGAAAGCCCCCTTATCACCCTCGTATGACTCTTGATAATATTTCGGGGATTCGTGACGGTTTCGCCGGGTTCCTCCTGCTTTTGCAGCGCGGTGGCAATCTCAGGGATGGCTCGCACTGCGGGTTGTTCAGCGCGAACGGCAGGAACGATCTGTCGAACGCTTGGTGGAACTACGGCGGTCGCACATAAGGGTTAACCATTTTCCGTCACGACTACCCTCCGCTTTCGGGGATATGCGAGAGGGCAAGCCTCGGCCATGCCGAAAATCGAATCAAGCACGCGACCGGTAGGCCATAAGGCCGAACGCCGCCAACATTCCCCTTATAGCTTTTATGAAAACATATTGCAAACACAGTCGCATCACCGAACCAGCGTTCGTGCGCGACTGCATCGAAAAGTTCCTCAAAGGCAAACGCTCCCGCAGGGACGTGAACGACTTCCTCAGCCGCCATCCCGACTTGGATTCGCTTTCACGGCAGATAGCGGACGAGATAGGACACGGCGAATACAGGTTCGCGCCCATCCGCTACTTCCGCCGTGTGGAACCGATCTCAGGCAAGATACGCATCATCGGACGCGAAAGCATCCGCCATCAGATCTACGATTACGTCTGCGGCACGGCGTTGATGCCATTGTTCCGCGCGAAGGTCGGCAGATGGCAGACGGCGAGCATCCCTGGCAGGGGCATAGCCGACGCGCGTCGCGCGATCAGGAAATGGGTGCGCGAACCGTCCAGCAAAGTGTTCGTGAAACTGGACGTGCGCAAATGCTATCCAAGCATCAGCCGTGAAGTGTTGAAACGTCTGCTCTCGCGTGACGTGGGAGACAAACGATTATTGGCCTTGACGTTCCACCTCATCGACCGGTACGCGGGCGATGACGGACTGAACATCGGCTCCTATCTGAGCCAATGGCTCGCCAACTATTACCTCTCATACGCCTACCATTTCTGCGAACGGCATCTTTCCAAGGAGCGCGTGAACCGCAGGACGGGCGAAACCACCACCAGACGGCTCGTCACGCACCTGCTGTTCTACATGGACGACATTCTCCTGATCGGCAGATCGAAGCGTGACCTGACCATCGCCGTCAAACGCATACGCGCCTACCTGCATGACACGCTCCGTCTCGAAATCCATCCGACATGGAATGTCAAGCACGTCGGCGTGGAGCCAATCGACATGGTGGGCTTCACCTTCTACCCGGACCATACCGGCGTCAGGGCGGGCATCTTCCTGCGCGCACGCCGCTCATTCCGCCGATACGCGCGGAACCCTACGAGTCTTCGGCTCGCATACCGTTGCGCCAGCTACTACGGCTGGTTCAAAAACAGCGATTCCATCCAATACCGGCGTCGAAACAACGTCGATCAAATCGTCCGCCGCGCCAGAAACACCGTCGCGGCAAGCCGAAAGAAAGGATAACAGATGATTCAGAACGTCTCTTCCGCAACCCCGCTGGAAAAGGTGGACTACCATCTCCGCGATGACGGACTGGCCGACATCCGCATCCGCCGCAGCATCAGGACCGTCACCCATGACGCGACCGACAATCAGCCGGAATACGTGGAGTACACGGCGGTCGAATCCTATCAGATTCTACCGCTCATGGAACAGGAGGCCATCGAACAGGCGGATGTCCTGTTCGAGGGCGACGCCACCAGTTCCAAGCCGGTGCTCGACAGGGTGAGCGCATTGGAACAGGCAAGCCTGGACAACGCGCAACTGCTGGCCGACCTGATGGCAGGCGAGGACGGGGATACGACGGATTCCACCGATTCCAACACCGGCAAGACCGATGGCGGCGATGCCAACGATGACGGCAAGAACGCCGCCGACGATTCCGCCGACAACAAGGATAAGGAGTGAGAACAATGGTTAGATTCAATCATGCCGCAGCGGTCCGCATGTACACCCGTCTGGTCAAGGCCGGACGCAAGACATTGGACGAAGTACCGAAGGAATACCGCGCGGAGGTGCAGCAGAACCTTCTCGACCCGTGGTTCTGACGTAAGAAGGCATATAGGTGAATCAGGAAGCAATCACCATCATCGTCGCCATCATCGGTTCCGGTGGTTTCGGAGCGCTCGTCCCATGGGTGCTCAACAGAATCGACAACAGGCGCGACCCTCTGCACGAGGGCGTGAAGGAACTGCTGTTCTGCAAGCTCGAACTGCTGCACCAACAAATGGTGGACAACGGCGGCGTATGCACCGTCGAGACGAAACGGACCGCCGAACGCATTTATCGCGCCTACAGCGGTCTGGGAGGCAATGGCGTCGGCACGGAAATGCGCAACGACATCCTCGACGCGCACATACAGGAGGACAGGAATTGACGCACCTCATGATCGCGGGCGGCACCTACCTGCTGCTGCTCGCCTTGTTGCTCGTCTTCAATCATGGCGCGCACAGGCATTGATTTTCACACCAGTTTTCAAAGCCATCCCATTTCGGGATGGCTTTTCTATTTGCCCCTTGACTTGGGGGCGGGAAGGAGAGGATGTGGGCATCCTCAACAACAAAGGCAAGCCGAAGCACAAGCGTCTGCGTCGGCATATGGGCAGGCCGTTGACCGCGTTGGCGGCGGTGCTGTGCGTCGCCGTCGCGCCGGTCGCCAGCGCGAACATGAACGTCATCGACGTTTCCGGCTGGCAGTCCGCCGACGTGACGCGCGTGGTGGACGCTGACGCGGCCATCGTGAAGATCACGGAGGGTGGCGGCTACGTGAATCCGTCTTGGCGAAGCCAGACCGATTGGGCGCGGCAGACCGGCAAGGCTTGCGGCGGCTACCATTACGCGGACGGCGGCAACGTCACCGCCGAGGTGAACCATTATCTCAACCAGTTCAACGGCTATGTGGGCCAATGTGTGCTCGCGTTGGACTGGGAGTCCAACGGCAACGCAGCTTGGGGCAACGGCGACTGGGTGCGCCAGTGGGTCAACCAAGTGTATTCGCGTACCAAGGTTTGGCCGATCGTGTACGTGCAGGACAGTGCCGTGTATCAGATTCCGTCCGACGTGCGCGCCCATTGCATGTTGTGGAAGGCTCAGTATGCGTCGATGAACGCGACCGGCTGGCAGTCCACTCCGTGGAATGCCGGAAGCAAGGGCGAGGGCATGGTGCAGTATGCGTCCACCGGCTACTTGAACGGTGTCGGCCCGTTGGATTTGAACCTGTTCTTCGGTGAGCGTGACGCTTGGCAGAAGATCGCGAATGGTGATAGGGGTAAGACCCATGCCGAGGTGAGGCATGATCCGGTCAGGCCGCAGGTCACTGTCACGCCGGATTACAATGACATGGCCACGAAGGTGATTCGCGGCGTGTACGGCAACGGCAATGAGCGTCGTCAGGCTCTTGGCGGTGCCTATGACACGGTGATGGCGATAGTTAACCAGCGTCTTGGCGGTTCTGGCGGCGCGCCTGCCGCCGTGAATTGCGGCAGCCTGTGCGTGACCGTCAAGTCCGGTGACACGTTGAGCTCTATCGCAGCTAGCAATGGTGGCTCGTGGAACCAGTGGACGGGATACCGTTCGGGGAATCCGAACGTCATCTACGCTGGCGAGACCGTCTGCCGTCGCACCGGCACGGGCACGGTCGCCACCGGTGGGCGGTACGTGGTTCGTTCTGGCGACACCCTCGGCGGCATCGCCGCATATTACAGGGTCAACATGTACAGCATCCACGGGTACCGTTCCGGCAATCCGGCGTTGATCTATCCGGGCGAGACCCTCTACTGGTAAGGAACTGACAATGGTCGATAACGTCAAGGAGACTAATCATGACGGCGAAAAGCCGGAAGAGGAAACTGGCAAGGAAAACAAGTACCTCCTGCCGGACAATGCATACAAGGCATTGAAATGGCTTGCGTTGATCGCATTGCCTGCGATTGCGTGGCTGGTCGGCGCGGTCGGCCCCCAGTGGGGATTGCCGCATTGCGGTGAGATCGTCACGACCATCAATGCGGCCGGCCTGTTCGTCGGCGCTCTGATCGGCGTGAGTCAGCTCACGGTATCCAAGACCGACGATGGTTCCGACGAAAAATAAGCGTTGCCACTGTTTCCGTGACAACACTTAACAGAGCTTCGCATGAGACTTAACGGCTGTTAAGCTGCTGGTAAGTCGATGCGAAGTTGCCCCTCTCTCAGCCAAGGCTGGGGGAGGGGCTTTTTTGTTATTCGGTCTTGTTTTTGCGTGGCCTGCCTCCGCCGACGCCGCGGCCGGGGCGCTGAGCGTTCCATTGGTCGATGGTCTCGGGGAGCCAGCCGCGCGTGCGTCCGATGGTGGCGTCCGGCTGGGGGAGCTTGTAGGCGCTGACGGCGGCGGTGCTGATGCCGAGGCGCTTGGCCACGTCGGTGACGCTCAGGTATTCGACGGCCATGTCAGTCCTTCCTTCCGGCGATGAGCGCGAAGACGGCGCTGACGATGGCGCATCCGGCGATGAGCGCGAACGGCCAGCCGAACCATGCGCTGGCGGCGGTTCCGAGCGCGAACACCGCGCTGACTATCGATTCCGTTCTCATGATGTCCCATGGCATAATCGGAGATATGGGGTTCCGGCCCCTAGGTCTGGCCGGAACCCTTGCTCACTTCCTCTTCTTCGGTTTCCGTCTCATCTCCTTGATGAGTCCGGTCACTGCTTTGATGAGGGCCGCGATGCTCGCGACGAGAAGCGAGATGCTGGTGATTGTCTCCGATGGTGTCATGTTCACCTCCTTTCCTTGATATAAACTATATTAGCGCAGTAAATAAAGTAATACAAGCCGAAACACGAAAAACATAAGAAAAACAGCGGATTGATAGGCTCGGCACCATGTAGGGTTGGAAATGGACAGAGATGGAGTCGATTACGGACCTGCCTTCACCGCTCTAGCTGCTTCACGACGTCAAAAATAGCCGATTTTCATATATTTGAGACAGTGTAGAGGTGGTAGCCTGAGTGGTAAATCATCACTCAGGCATATAAAAAGCCAATAAACAGAACGGTTTTCAGAGAGTCAGCGATATTTCTGCTGGGAAAACTGGAACAAATAGCGCTCGCCGACGCGCGCTCCACAAAAACGTTGGAATCAAGCCGTTTCCAGCGTACATATCATCGATACGCCATTTTGAAACGCGGGAATTTTTGACCAAAAATAGACTCATACGCCACAATTGGAGTGGTAATTCGAGTGGTAAAGCTCCACCACCTCAACCGGGGGATGTGTCATGGTCAGGAAGTTCGGCAAGATCGTCGTCAAGCCAAGCAAGGCCAATCCGAAATGGATAGAGGCCTCCTATCTTACGCCAGTATCTGCCTTTTCGGAATGGCCGGACCTGCCGAACAGGCAGACCGCCACCTTCCCCTGCACCCAGGACGGCAGGGACGAGGCCGCTGCTTGGCTGACCAGGGCGAGACGACGCATCGAGGCCGACGTGTGGGAGCCGGAGCGCATCGCCAAGCGCAAGGCCAAGGACCACGCGCTCACCTTCGCCGAATACACGGCGAAATGGCTGAAGACACGGGAGGGCGAAGGACTGCACGCCAACACCATCTACGGCATCAGATGCACGGTCAAACGGCTCATCGACGCGTTCGGCGGCATGCCGATCGGCAAGATAACCTCCGCCGACATCGAGCGCTATGCGGCCACACTGCCGAAGGACCACCCATACGTCGGCCGAGAGCTGCTGTCCAAGCTCCGCCAGATCCTCGACGCCGCCGCGACCCCAGACCAGGACGGCATCGCCGTCATCGCCAAATCCCCATTCGCCATGCAGGTACGCAAGCCCGCACCCAGGGAGGAGACACCCGCCGCCACACCACAGCAGCTCAGACTGATCCACGACGCGATGCCACGGAAATTCCAGCTCGCCATCACCCTCGCCATCTCCTGCGGAGGCCTGCGCATCGGCGAGGTCTGCGCCCTCCAACGCGGCGACATCGACCTCGACAACCGTCTCATCCACATCCGCCGCACCAGACTCACCCGCGCCCGCGTCATCGCCGGACCACCGAAGACCGCCAGAAGCAGGCGCACCGAGCCGATACCGGAGGCCGTCATCCCCGAGATCAAGGAACACCTCGCCGAATATGTGGCCACCAAGCCGGACGCATGGATATTCCCCAGCCCGCTAGACCAGGACAGGCCGATCAGCACGGACGCCATGCGCGAAGCCTACATCAAAGCACGACGACAGGCCGGACGCGAAGACCTCCGATTCCATGACCTCCGCGCCACAGCGCTCACCATGCTCGCACAGCAGGGCGCCACCGTCCGCGAACTCATGGCTGCTGCCGGACACAGCACCGCCACCATGGCCATGCACTACCAACGACTCAGCAAGGACAGACAACGCGCGCTCGCCGACAAGGTGGCCGCCAGCATCACCACGCCGCAGCGGGACGTCACAGTCTCGGCTGAGAGCGACAAGGATAAGGAGATCGCCCGGCTCCGCGCGCGTCTGGCAGAGCTAGAGGCGGGGGAGTAGGCAAAGAAAAAGCCCGGCACATACTGCCGGGCTGTGACTGTATTGGTTCATTTACTGCTTGGTCATGGTTCCGCAGGAGCTGATTTTGAGCTGCTGGCCATTGCCTACCGTGACTTCCGGATAGCCGCCGCCAGGGAAATCGTTCTGGACGATGTTGTCGCCGTTGTCGGTCGAGATCTCCCAATAGCAGTCGCTTCCTACCTGGCTTGTGGCGCGATATGTGCCGGCGTCGATGTCCTTGCCGACCTGCCACACGCCGTCGGAGATGGAATTCTTCTTCGCTTGGTCCACTTGGCCGGTCAGGGACTGCAGCTCGGCCTTCTTCGCGTCCACCTTCTTCTGCAGGTCGTCGTGCTGTGCATTGAGGTCCTTGATGCCGGACTTCACGTTGTCCGCTTCGGCGATCGCGTCCTTGGCGTCGTTGTATTCGTCGGCGATTCCGTTGTATTCGTCGACAAGATTGTTGTAATCCTTAATGAGCTTCGAGTAGTCTTTTTTGTCGGCCGCCATGCTCTTGGCCACTTGTTTCACGGCCGCCGACCTGACGCCGATTGTGTGCGCTATCGGAGCTGTGATCAGCACGGAGAGACACACCAGCGCCACGCATACGCATGCCGCCGATTTGAAGCTCACATCGCTCTTCGTCAGAGCTTTGATTTTCGTTTCCAGCTTGTGTGGCTGGTGGATTTTCAGACCATTCTTCAATGACATGGCGTCCCTTTCTCTTCTTCAATTGCCCACTCCAAGCTTAGATAAGACAACACCCCTGCCGCAAAGTAGCTGCAGGGGTGTGTCGTCTACTGCGAGGCCCTCGATATGAGCTCTTCGGGACTCATGCCCCATGCGTCGCAGATTTTTGCGATGTCGCTAAGCGCCCATTCCTTTTCGTCGCCGACGCGTTCTCTCACATATGTCTCACCTCTTCCTATTGTCTTTGCAAGTTCCCTGCCTGACATTCTGTGGATTCCCATTTCGGATCTTATGGCCTTGCTCACCTGCCGACCGAATGGGCTTACTTCTATTTTTTTGCTACCCACATCCATCATTATAGCGCGCAATTGCGCTGACATGCGCGCAGGTGAGTAGAAATGCGCGTGTTTTAATTTGACAGTGCGCGCAATTGCGCGCATAATGTGGACTGTCAAGGAGGAAACATGACATACGGAAACATCAACGACATGGCATCGGCGAGGATTCGTGCGGTCATGGCCGCTCAGAATATCCCGGTCGCCAAAGTGGCCGAAGTCTGGCACCAATCAATCGACATGGCCAGCCGACGCATCAACGGCACCGTCGAACTCAAACTCAGCGAAATCGACGCATTCGCCTCCAACACAGGCTACAAGCCAATCGACTTCCTCGCCGACCGATTCGAAATCAAAATGCCGGCGCTCGCCGACGTCGCTTGAGAAGGGATGCTCCATGCCGGACGCAACCACCATGGAAAAACCACTCCTCGACCCAGTGGCGCTCGCCCACGAGATAGCCAAGGAAGCCGTCAGACAAACGGCATATGCGCCGCGATGGGTCAGTCTCAAGCAAGCCAGCGCGATGCTCGGCGGCGTCGATCAAAAGACTCTCCGTAAGTGGGCAAGGGCCGGACGCATCAAGATGCGTCAGCCAAGCGGATACCACGGCAAGCTCATGGTCAGCGTCGCCAGCATCGAGGAATTCGACGCCAACGCCGGAACGCGCCGACACTAAGGACAGACAACAATGCGCAAGGAAACCAAGAAGCCGCAAAGCTCATACGCGGTCGCCGTCGTTCGCGACCGCAGTTGCGAAGCCGACGTCCAGGCCGCACGAATCAGCATCATCACCGACGAAAATCACCTCGCCGGCGTGACAGTCAGCCGTGCGGCGCTTGAATCGCTGCAGGCCAGCATCGGCCGACTGCTGCGCGAGATGGACGAGGAGGAATCATGACCAAGCTCGCACATGTCATCCTCTGCCAGCTCGTCGCCGCCATCTGGATCGCCGCCATATGGGTGCTGTACTGCACACCGGCCTGCACGCATCCCATCGAACACCTCATCGCCGCGCCGGTCGCAGTGCTTATTCCGGCGGCCGTCATCATGCGCCGCCTGTGCTCGGATCCCCGCGTCATGCGATGGCTGGAGCAGCAGAAGTGAAGGACTTGGATGGCTCCGCTCACATTGCGGCATGGACGTGTCTCGTCATGCGCGTCCATGCGGGAGCCACCCAACCGTCAAGGGAAAGACGCTAAAACCGGCCGGACGGGTCATCTTCTTCTTCTCCTCCCGTCCGTCCCGCCGGAGCCCGCGATTGGAGGCGGGCGCCATGGATCGGCGTGTTCAGGTCACGCCGGCGGATGGATGCGCGGTTCGACTCCGCGCCCCGGCACGACATCCGATCCAATCCCAAAGGAGGCACACGATGCCAAGCAAGACAGCCAGGCCGGAAGGCGAGAAGTGGTTCGAATGGCCGCTCACGCCGGCCAGCGCGACCATGAGCGCCGCCGAACTCATCAGTGAACTGTACGAGACCATCAGCGCACTCAACCGCGACAGGGGCTGGAACCTCACCATGGTTGCCCCTGCGCGCTTCGGCGAGATAGTTATCGACCGCGAGGCCGGATGCCTCCGCGCGAAATGCGCATGGAAGGCCAAGGACCCCAGCCAGCTCGGTCCCGAGCCGGCCGGATACGTGAAGGGAGCTTGACATGGCCATTGGAGAGATCGTCATCACCATCGTCGGCAATATCACAGCGGACCCCGAGATCCGGACCGTCGGCAATGGCGCGCAGGTCGCCAGCTTTACCATCGCGGCCACCACCCGCAATTTCAACAGGCAGTCCAACCAGTACGAGGATGGTCCGACGCTCTTCATGCGTTGCTCGGCGTGGAATGACCTCGCGCAGCATTGCGCCCGCTCCTTGGCCAAGGGTATGCGTGTCATCGCCCAGGGCAGACTCCAGCAGCGTTCGTATCAGGCACAGGACGGCTCGAACCGCACGGTAATCGAGCTTCGAGTGGACGAAATCGGCCCGAGTCTGAGATATGCCACCGCGCAGGTCAGCAAAATATCCCATCAAGGCAGCCCAGTCTACGGCAATCCTGCCTCGCCACAGCCAACGACCGTCAACACCGGCGCCGGTGGATGGAGCCAACAGCCGCATCAGCCGCAACAGGCCACGCAACCGGCTCCGCCTGCCGACGATCCGTGGAGTGCGCCGACCAACGGTCAATCATCATTCGGCGAATTCGGCAAGGCCAACGGTGAACCGGACTTTTAAGGACAAGGAGCAGCAATGAAAGCCAGCGAACAACAGGCGCTCATCCCGCAGGAGGCCACGCCCGACACGCTCATCGACCTCATCGGCAAGACCCAGCAGGTCACCAAGGCCGCTGCTGTGGTGCTCAAGGCATGCCGCACCGTCATGGACACCCACACCAAGAAGGAGCACATCGACAAGTGGGGCGGCATCCACGCCATCACCGAAGCCGTGTACGACTGCGCGGACCTCGCGCAGCGCATCCTCGACGCCGGCCTGGCCATGGAGAACATGTGCGCGAAGCCCGCCACGTCACGGCAGATGATCCTCATCGACGATCTGCGCCGCAGCCTCGACATGGACGACGGCGACGTGGAGGCGACCGTCGATCCGGACACCGGCGAGATCGACTGAACCACGGAAGGAGCAAGAGAGATATGTGGTTTATTGTCGACGACCAGATGGCCGACGACAGGCGCATCCGTCGCCTGCCGCTCGCCACCGTGGGCCTGTGGGTCAAGCTGTGCGTCATCCACTCCAAAGGCGTTTCGATGCAGGCCAAGGATCCGGCCGCGTACCCCGGCCACTTCGACAAGATCGACCTCAAGGACGCTGGCGGCACCATGAAACAACTCCAGCAGCTCATCGACATGGGGCTCATGGAAGCCCACGACGACGGCTGGCGTCCCGTTTACGCGGAAGGAATCTGCCGTGAGTCGCGAGTGCTGACCGAAGAGCAGCGCGAGGCCCGCCGCAAAGCCGGAAGCAAGGGTGGGAAGCGCAAGGCAGCCAACCAAAAAGCCAAGCAAACGTCTGGCAACTTGCTAGCAAACAGCCAGGCAGACGGAGAGCAAAACAGTAGCGGAAACGGTAGCGAAACGTCTGGCAACTTGCTAGACGAAAGCCAAGCAAAAACATGGCATAAAACCGATACCTATACCGATACCGAAACCGATATACCCTCTCCGGCCCCTCCCGCCGGCACGGCGAAGCAAACCGGTGGCGACACGCCTGACCATTTCGCCGCCATCGCCGGAACCTACCCCGGCACCATCGGCGCGAAAGGCCGCAAGACCGAAACCGAAGCCCGCGCCCTATGCGAGGCGATCGCCGAGGACCCAGTCCAACTCGCCCGCCTCCAAGCCGCGGTCCGCCGCTACAAGCGCGCCGTCAACGACGGCCAAGTGCCACAACGGCAGGTCCCACGACTCGCCACATGGCTCCGCGACCAATGGCAGACCTGGGCTCCAGAACCAGCCACAAGCCAGCCACGCCACAACCACACCTGGAACTGCAACCACGTCCACCAGCTCATGGACCCCCACGAAGACGAATACGACCACACCGGCAGCCTCCGCGAAGGACACCCAAGCGAATGGTGGCAGGCATGCCAGGCATGCGCAGACGAACTCAACAACCGACAAGAAACCAGCAAGGAGAAGCAATGAGCAACTACCAAAGCAACGAAATCAAGCTCATCAACACCAGCCTCATCGACCCCCACCCGGACAATCCACGAAAGCAGATCGGCGACGTGACCGACCTCGCGGCCAGCATCAAAGCCAACGGCCTGCTCTCGCCGCTCTCCGTCGTACCCAACGGCGAGCGCTATCGTGTCATCGCCGGCCATCGTCGTCTCGCCGCATGCAAGCAGGCCGGCACCGGAGCCGTGCCGTGTTTCGTGCTTGACTTAGACCCGTTGCAGCAGTTGGAGGCCATGGTCACCGAAAACTGCCAGCGCGAACAGCTCACCGTCCTCGAGGAGGCCGACGCCATCCAGGGCATGCTTGACCTCGGAGCCACCACCGCCAGCGTCGCCCACCGGCTCGGCCGAAGCGGCGACTACGTGCGTGACCGCGCCAAGGCCGCCAGCATCAAGACCGAAGTCAGAGCGACCCGCGACGATTTCAGCCAGCTCACCATCGGCCAGCTCGTGGCCATAGCGCGATATGACGGCCAGCCGGACAGGCAGAAGGAGCTCGCGCAGGCGGCCGGCACCTCGAACTTCGACTACATCCTCCGCCGCATCGAACGCGACGACCGCGACCGGCAATGGATCGAATCGGTCGCCGCGCTCCTCGTGGAGTCCGACAACGGCATCAACCTCATCCCAGACCCCGAAAAGCCCTACAGCGACCCGGAATGGCGATACGCCGGCTGCATGTTCCCGTCCACCGGCACCCCCGAAGAAGCCATCGAGAAGATCCGCGAACAAAACCCCGCAGCCGTATCCATCCACACGGTCTCGCAGCAGGTCTACCTCTGGACCCGCCGCGACCACGCCGCCGACGCCGAAAAGGAAGCCCGACGAGCCGCCGAACAAGCCGAACGCGACGCCCGCCGGCACGCGCTCGAGGAATACGCCGCCGCAGCTGCGGACAAGCGCATGGCATGGCTCCACGCCAACCTCCACGGCATCAAACGCGACAAGCTCATCGAAACCACGGCCCGGCTCGGACTCCTGCAGATCATCGACCCCTTCCCAAACGGCTTCGCCGACGCCCTCACCGGCTGGAACGAACACAGCGGCAGCCGCAAGGAATACGAGAAGATCAGCGGCATCGCCGCCGAGGACGCCCCCACGGCCGCGCGCATCAGCCTGCAGACCGCCGACTGGCCACTGGAAGCCGTGACCATCCTCGCCGCACGCATCGAATGGTTCATCGACCCGACCGACTGGACCACCGTCAACGACACCAGCAGACGCATCACCGGCTACTACCAAATCCTCCAAGACCTCGGCTACACGCTCGCCGACGACGAAACCAGCCACCTCGACCAGCTCGCCGCCGCCATCAGCGAAGCCGACGAAAACGAAGAAGACGAGGAGAACAACCAATGACCAGGGAACAACTCGACAAACTCGCCCAACTCCTCACCGACACCGCCCAGACCGCCAGCACAATCGAACTGCGAGCGCTCGCCGGTGGCAGGGCGGATGACGGCATCGTGGCGATGGCGGCCGGGTTGAGGGCCAATTGCACTGCTTGTTTGGTGCTGGTCGACGGTCTGATGCAGGAGGGGGTGCGTTGTGAGTGAGTTTGCTGATTCGAAGCGTGCCGCCTTGGAGCGGCAGGGGTGGCATTGCCTGCGTTGCGGTACGAACATCCATGACCCGTCACGCTGGCCCGGACGCAGTGGCCATCACCGTCAGCTGCGGCGGGCGGCGGATCCGGATGTGAGGCACAGTCCGGCCAACATCGTCGAGCTGTGCGGTTCGGGCACGACCGGCTGCCATGGGTGGGTCCACCAGCATGTGGCTGAGGCCGAACGGCTTGGACTGATCGTCCCGCTCGGCATAGATCCTCTCTCCACCCCAGTGCGCGACTGGCAGGGGAGATGGCTCTGGCTCAACCAGGACGGCACGGCCACGCCATTGACCATGCGCGAAACATTGACAATTCAAACGGAAGGAATGACAAATGCACGAGAATAACGGCAAACCGGAGGCGCTGCTGTGGATCGACTTTGAGACCACAGGCGTGGACAGGCGCAAAAGCCTGCCATTGGAGATCGGTATGGAATGTACCGACATGCTGGGCGAACAAAAGTTCGGATCATTGTCCCGCATCATCCGCCCGGACAGACTCGACCTCCTGTCCATGAGCCCCGTCGCCTTCTCCATGCACACCGACAACGGCCTGCTGTTCGAACTCATGGGAGGCTCCGTGCGCAATGACAGCATGGTCGTCGTGGCCAACGCCGTGGAGGAATTCCTTGACTCGCTCTCCCAGCGCTTCTCCCTCGTCCCCGCGGGGACCAACGTGGACTTCGACCTTGACTTCCTCCGCCGACTCAACCTCAACCCTGACGCGTGGCTCACCTACCGCAAATACGACATGGCCACCATCCGCCGACTCGTCACCGTGCTCGGCGCCCCGGATCCATACCAGGGCGACAGCGGCCAGCACCGGGTGAAATCCTGCATCGCACGCGACATCAAAGACTACAAGGCCATGCTCGAGACACTCGCCGTCAAGACGGGAGACCACAAGTGAGAAAGACCATCAGCCACCTCGCCGACCGGCTCGGAGACGCCATGGCCACGCTGTTCACCCTCCTCGCGCTGCTGCTCATCCCGCACGCCGTCATCAGGGCGATCATCGGACAGGCGCTCCACCAGTGGACACCAATCACGTGGCTCGCCATCCACACCGCACTGACCATCGCGGCGCTCGCCACCAGCCTCGCCAGCTACGCGATCGCCGCACTGCTCGCACCGCCAAGACCGGAGACCTACCAATGACCGAAGACCAGCAAGACCAGCTCGTCATCAGCCTCGACACGCAATACGCCGTCGCGCACGCCATCTACAACCGATTCCACGCCAACGGCCACCGCAAACACCTCACGTGGGAAAACCTCGACGACGACGGCCGCGAACCATGGCGCCTGATAGCCAAGGACGCGATCACCGAGATGCTGGCCAGCCCGGAGATCGGAGGAACGGCATGAGCCACACCGCGATAATCCTCCTGGCGCTCGCCTTCCTGATCGGCTGGATGGGTGGCCGGGAATGAGCATCATCGTCCCATTGCACAAGTGGCGGTCGGCCGACCCGGCCATCCTGATCGGCCGCCGCTGCATCGCCCGCACCGACCAGGACGTCGTCATCGACGGCCGGCTCGAACTCATCCGCCGGCCGGACGGCACCGCCATGGGAATGGCGCTCGCCGGCGGCCATTGGCTGCTGTCCCTGCTGTTCCTGCTGCTGACCGTGCTGTTCGCCATCAACGGATGGCGGGCGGTCGGCAGGGCGCGCATGAGGAAGACCGAATGCAGGGAATTCGTCGTCGACGGATGCCACAACCTCATCATCGCCGGCGATGACTGACATCAACCACGAAAGGACAAGGGAATGACCAACCACGAAGTCTGGGACAAGACGATCGAGCTCAACGGAGTCTCAATACAGAGCGTCGTCTGCATGGAGGAATGCTCCGAACTCATCAAAGCGATCAGCAAACGCCTGCGCGGCGAGCTGGACATCGAGAACAACCTCGCCGAGGAGATGGCCGACGTGACCATCAGCCTCTACCAATTGACCCGCATGTACGACATCGACGACACCGACGTCCACGCATGGATCGACCGCAAGACCGAACGGCAGCGCAAGCGCAACGCGCTGCAGGACCATCAAAGCGGGGAGACGACGAGATGAGCGCGCCATCCGCCGAATGGATCATCGGGCATTTCGCCGACGACATCACGGCCATGCGGACGGAGACCGAGAAACGATACGGCAGACAGCCACTCCAGACTCGCCCACAAATCCGAATGGAAACGCGAATACCGCAGGAAAAGGAAGGAAAACAATGAGAGACAGTGACGCAGACATCGCCATCGACGTGCTCAACAAACTCATCGACCAGGAACTCAAGGCCGCGAGCGCCGGAATGCGTGACGGGAACAGAATCCTCGAGGAATGCGCGTCGACACGATACCACGCCTACACCTTCGCCAGAGATGAGATCGGGAAGGCGCTCGCCGATGCCGTGGAGGAGCGGGATGCGGAGAACCCGTTTCTGCCTCAGCGTGATGAGTTGGTCACGCAGGATATGCACACGTGCGATTTGTGTGGCAGGAGGGTGTCCAGTCCGGTCTATGCCGTGCATCTTGCCTATATGGATCAGGCGAAGACCGCTTCGGAGGTGTGTGCCGGCTGCATGTGGCGGATGAAGTTCCAGCCGGTGAGGGCCATTTCGTTGGACATGTACCGGCTGTTCGAAAGGTGGCTGGACGAGCAGAAGGAGACGGAGCAGTGAGTTGGAAATTTAAGGTAGTGCCGCTCACATACACGACCGACAGGGACGCATGGACGCTCACGCTGAACAACGCCGGAACGCTCGAAAGCCTGCTTTCCGAGGGGTGGAGTGTGGTGCGGACCGACGTGCTGCCTGGACTCAATGGGAAAGGCGAGTACAAGGTGCCGCCGAACACATGCTTCGAACCGTCACTGCCGCCGACGCTCGTCTACATCCTCGGTAAGGAGGCGGAATGATGCACGGCATCAGTCGTAACAAACGGCGCTCGCCGCATGCATGCCGTAGCGCGGTCGGGATATTCATTTGCGCGAGCAGTGGCATCGGTCCGGCGCAATACGAGGTCAGCCTGCGCAGGATAGAGCATTGCGTCATCTGCGGCAGGTGGTGGAAGCTGTACGCCGCGTCCTCGCATCTGACCATCTGGACCGAACTGCCCGAATGGGTGGTGTGGCTGCTGCGACACAAGACCTGGAAGACCATGCACAATCAACAGAGAAAGGAATCAAAGGGAGGGAGAAAACACGGGACCCGCCGCCCCCGCCGATCGACGCGCGCACCGAAGCCGTAGCCGAACGTCTGTTCGGACTCAAATGGGCACTCCGCAAGGACTCCACCGAAATCATCCACGAGGAATGGCAGACCGCATCCGAATGAATCCGCGACGGATACGTTCGCCAAGCCATCGAAGTGCTCGCCGCCGCCGACCAAGCGCAACCCGCGAGCGCCGACGGATCCGATTATGAGGAGCGGATGCGCGTCGAATACCGTGAGTTGACCGCTCGTGCTGGCAGGCTCAGGGACATGCTGCAGCGGTATGCGGATGGCACGCTCGACTTCGAGCCCACCTGCCCGATCACTCTGTTGAGTAGGCAGCTTGACGTCATGGACGAATACGCCGGTCTGCTCCGCCATAGAGCCAAGATCGAACACGTCGACCTTGAAGAACAGGACTCCGCCACCGAATAAACAAAGAACCCGACCTTCCGGCCGGGCTCTGGCATTACCACAAACCAGACTATCACGCCGGAGGGAATCGAACAAATGTACGAACCAACCAACGAATCCCAGCCAAACAACACCAACACCACAACAAACACCAGCCAAACAACACCAGCGCTCGCCGGTGTGTGCCTCGTCTGCGGCGGAGGATGCGCTGTCGGCGACACCATGTGCGCGAGATGCGGTGGGCTGATGCGCGGCTGGCTGCGGGAATATCCAGCATGGTTGGATTCGCTGCATGAGTTCCTGGACTCGACCGCGCACTACGGAGGCCGCCAGCCTGGACGCGTCAACCTTCCGGCCGCGCCGACGCCAATCCGATTGCCGGTGCTCGACCACATGCAGGAGGTCGGGGACATGGCGGTCGCATTGTGGCGCAGACTGTACGCGCCATCGGCTATGCCATGGGCGAACGGCCGGATCCACCCGTCCCTGCTGGAATGTTTGAGCGTCTGCGCCGCATGTCCACGGTTGAACCGGCTTCCGGACATCGACATCATCTGGCACGACTGGCAATCATTGGCGCGCAAGACCTTGTCCATCATCGACGTGCCGCCTTCCAAGCACGGCATCGGCAGATGCCCGAACCCATTGTGCGGTGTCGAACTGTCGGCGCCCATCGACGCGGTCGAGGTCACCTGCCCCGTATGCGGCGGCACTTACCGTGTGGTGGACGTGCGGCTCGGCTTCCTGAAGGAGTGCATCGCATCCGGCAAAGCGTTCACGGCAGGGGAATGCGCCGAACTCCTGCGCGAATGCGGGTTCCAATGCGGCGTGAACACGATCTACTCGTGGCGCAGTCGCGGCAGGATTCAACCGGCCGGCAGGAACGGGAAGGGACAGCCGCTCTACCGTCTCGCCGACGTGCACAGGCAGCTTTCCCGACGCGACTCGATTTGACGTTTCTCGAAGTGCAAGGCATAATTGTCAGTGGATTAGAGGGTTCAAACCGAAGACATGCGGTTTGAACCCTTTTCATATCCACCTTGGATTCTCCTAACTCCTTGGGTTGCGTAACACCGTCCTGTCCGAACGGCATATCGGACACGCTCCGCCCACTCCACGTCAGAGTGGGCATACACCAACAGCGGCAGGCAAGCCAATCCCGCGCTTACGTGATGATGGGGGATTGATGTACAAGGTATGCTCCACCTCCGGTTGCCCACACCTGGTCTCCTCCGGCTCACTGTGCCACGAATGTAGGAAAGCCAAAGACAAGCGCCGGACACGAGGCCGCAATCCATACACGTCGAAAGCGCATCGCCTCGCACGCGCCCGCGTGCTGGCAAGGGACCCGCGGTGCGTCTGTCCCGGCGACGGGCCGGACGGATGCGGAAGGCACCATGGCCTATGCGGTGCCACCAGCACCATAGCCGACCATTGGCCGATCGAACGCATCGAGCTCGTCGAAGCAGGCTTGGACCCCAACGACCCGCAACGCATGCGCGGCCTGTGCAAGCGCTGCCACGACAGCAAGACCGCAAGGACGAAACCGTCGGGCTTCAACAACAGACAAAACCTCAGCTGACACACAGGCTTCGGCGCCAAAACAAAACATTTCATCGAAGCCAAGCCGACGACGCCAGCCGCTCAAGTCGAACGACACGAAAGACGAAAACGACCAAGTCTTCTCGATTCGATTCGCGACTCATCGCAGCAACAAGCGAGTCAAACAAAAAACCGTTGCAAAACAAACGGAAGCAAACCGTCAAAACACCCACGGGGATACCCCCTAACAGTTTGGGTAGCGGAACCGCCGGAGAGCTGTCTCCGAGGTGCGGAGGGTTCAAAAGTTTCAGAGGGGGGCGGGCGAAAGGCCCGGCCGCCGACAGCGAAGGAACGGCGCGAGGCCGTCCGACGATGGAGGAGACATGCCAAGAGGAGGAAAACGCGTCAGATCCGGTCCGATGCCGGATCCGTCGAGCGGTGCGAGCGAACGCAGGGGATACACGCTGCGCAGTCTGCCGAACACGGAATACAAGGGCCGGCCGCCGAAGTTTCCGCTGCCGCCTTACGTGATCCGCTATTTCGACAAGGACTCGCAGGAATGGATCGAGGACACCGCCGGTTCGGAATCCTGGAACAATCGGGAGGCCGAACTGTGGAAACAGCTGTGGCGTCTGCCGCAGGCGCGCGCATGGAAACAGCCGCAGCTGAAGTACCTGCACTACCAGATTGCCTCGTACGTGCGCGAATGTGTGATCTGCGAGAGCTCATTGGCGAAGGCCGCGGACGTGGCCGTGAAGATCAGGCTTGAGGATCGCATCGGCCTGTCCGAGGCCGGATTGCAGGCGCTCGGCTGGAAGATCTCCGAAGACAACGTCGACATGGCCGCCCACGAGGTGTCCGCCACGGACGTGGAGGCCGCCGCCAGCGGAATGGACACCAAGATCGTCCAGTTCCCACGACGCCTGAGGGCGTGACATGGCCGACGATTGGATCATCGACTTCCCGACATTGGCCGACCTGCAGGACGCGTGGGTGCAGCGGCATGTGCGCCAGCCAGACGGCATCCTCCGCGGCAAGCCATTCTGCTGGTCCGATTGGCAATTCTGGTACGCCGCGCACCGCTGGCGGGTGCGCGAGGACGCGGAATTCGTGCCTCCCGAGGAGGTCACGGTAGACAATCCGCTCGTCCTCAACCAGGCCTTCCAATACCGTCTGACCGGATGCATCGGACCACAGAAGACCGGCAAGGGACCGACCGAGGCCTCATGCGCGATACTCGAGGCCTGCGGGCCCGTCGTGTTCGCCGGTTGGGCGAAGCCCGGCGACGTGTACCGATGCTCCGACAACGGCTGCCCCTGCGGATGGGTCTACCACTACAATCCGGGCGAACCGAAAGGCATGCGTCACCCTTCGCCACTCATCCAGCTGACCGCGAACTCCGAGGACCAGGTGCGCAACGCCTACCGTCCACTCGTCGCGATGATCCGGCTCGGCCCGTTGAAGCAGCTGCTCAAGGTGCGCGAGGGCTTCATCCGCATCCTGCGCCCCGGAATCAACTTGGACGATGACGATCTCGACCTTGACCGCATCGATGTGGTGACCGCATCGGCCACCAGCCGTCTGGGCAACCCGATCAGCGATGCCGAACAGGACGAGGCCGGCCTGTACACCAAGTCGAACGGCATGCTCGACGTGGCCGACACCCAACGCCGCGGCGCCGCCGGCATGGGCGGCAGAACGCACTTCTGGACCAACGCCTACGACCCCGGCGAAAATTCCTATGCCCAACAGCAATTCGAGACATCGGCATCGGATGTGTGGATCTTCTACCGCAACCCCGACCTCAACCCGGACCTGCGCCACAAGGACGGTACGCCATACAGCTTCAACAACCGGCGCGAACGCCGCAAGATCCTCGAATGGGTGTACGCCGGCAGCCCCTGGGTGCCCTTGGATTCCGTCGAGGCGGAGGCCGAGGCCCTCATGGAGAAGGATCCCGCGCAGGCGGAACGCTTCTTTGGCAACCGCATGGTGCAGGGCGGCGGCGCATGGCTCGAGGACGGACTATGGGAGAGCTGCTATGCGGGACAATAGACCACTCAACAAATCAAGGATGCGGACGATGAGGCAATACAATCTTCCGCTGCTGCAAAAGGTGCGGACAGTTGGCCGATACGACATGCCAATGCTTGCAAAACAGGACGTCACCCCCCCTGACACGTTGATAGGCTTCAATTACGCGACCGGCAAAAAGACAGTCAAGCATTGCGGAATCCATTTCTTCATCGATGACTACCAGTTCCAGAGAGTCTGGAACCAGCCGGACAGATACATCGCACCGCTCAAACGCTTCCAGTGCGTGCTGACACCTGATTTCAGCACATACATGGACATGCCGGAAGCGATGAAGATCTATAACGTCTTCCGAAGCCGTCTGATCGGAGCATACTGGCAGGCCTGCGGACTGAAAGTCATCCCAACACTTCAATGGGCGGGCCCAGAGTCATTCCCGTACTGCTTTTCAGGCATTCCAAACAACTCCACCGTCGCGGTAAGCACGGTCGGAACGAACGACAATCCGACGGCAGAACTCTATTGGCGGCTCGGCATGCGATACGCGATCGACAGGCTCGCACCGGAAAAGATTCTCCTCTACGGAGATGCCATTCCGTTTTTCGACTTCAGTGGCATCGAAGTGGTCACATACAAAAACAGCAATGCGGAAAGGATGAAAAAATGGGCGGAAGAGGATCAAGCTCAGGCGCAGGACGTGGCGGACATGGCGGCGGAGGGGGAGGCTCTTCCTCTGACCTTTCATCCGTAAGCGACACGGATCTCACCAAGATGATGCGCGACGCGGGAAACCGCATGGACACCGCATCGGAAATCATGCAGAGAACCGCGCACGGAGCCACGCAATACAACCAGCGCATGCCGGAAAGCGTCTTTCCAGAGGCAACCAAGGCGAACTACGACAAATACCGGGCAGCCTCCAAGGCATTCCGCACCGCCAGGGCACAGCGCGACAGAATCTCCGACGAACAGATCCGACGCCAACCAAAATCAAGCGGCACAAGCCACGCATTCGTCAATTCCTTCGGCGAAGCGACAACAAGGGAGATCACAAACCAGAACTACCAGCGCTCGCAGAAGAGTTTGTCAAAATCGGTCTTGAGGAACATGGGATATTAGCGTGTCCGAGCATGAGCTTTGGCTTGAGAACCCGTCGAAGGGCACCGAGGTGTGCCTCGGCTTCGACGGCTCCGAGAACGACGACTGGACATGCATCAAGGCCGAAACACGCGAGGGCTTCATCTTCACTCCGCGCTACGGCGAGGACCGGCGTCCCACCATCTGGAACCCGAAGACATGGGGCGGTCGAATCCCGCGCAGCGAGGTCAACGCCGCCATGGACGAGCTCAACGACCGGTACAAGATCGTGCGCGCCTACTGCGACCCCGGATTCCGCGACGAGGTGTCGTGGGAGTCGCAGATCGAGGCATGGGACTCCCAATACGGGCCGAAGAAGTACATTCCCTGGTCGATGAGCGGCTCCAGCCGCATCACCGCCGTCTGGGAGGCATTGAAACGCTTCGAATCCGACCTCGAGCACCACGCCATCACCCAGGATGGCTGTCCGATCACCATCACGCACATGCGCAACGCAAGACGCTTCGCCAAGTCCGGCGAACGGTACGGGCTCGGCAAGCCAAAACAGACAAGGAAAATCGACGCGGCGGTCACCAGCGTGCTCGCACATGAGGCGGCATGCGACGCGCGCGCCGCCGGCTGGGGCAGGAAACGCAAGGCCTACCTGCTGACCGGCTCGACAACAAGGGGATTCTGAATGATTCGCACCGCCGCGGACGTGAACCGTATGGCGAACCTGCTCGCCATGAAGATAGAGCAGCGACGCTCGGACATTAGGAAGCACACGGACTACGTGCGCGGCAAGCGTGGCACCCTGAAATTCGCGTCCGACGAATTCAAACGCTACATGTCGGATCGTTTCAGCGGATTCGCCGATAACTGGTGCCTGCCTGTGGCGCAGGCGCCCGTGGAACGCATCCACTTCCGAGGCTTCATCCCATACGGCGACGTCGAACTCGACTCGCACGTGATGCGCGTGTGGGAGCGCAACGACTGCGACCGCAAACTGCAGGAGACCGCCCTGATGATGACCACCACAGGCAGAGCCTTCGGCCTGGTCACCTCGATGCCGGACGGCAGGGCGCGCATAAGTTTCGAACACCCCGACTCGGCGGCTGTCCACTACGATCCGCTCACCGGCGAGGTCGACGCCGGCCTCCTGGTCAGATACGACGAGGAGCACGAATTCGGCACGCTGCTGCTGCCCGACGTGGTCTTCGACGTGGTGCGCGTCCGCGCGGGCGGAGACGACGAACGAGACCGTCTGCCGCCGGGCGTCGAGGGATGGATGTTCCTGCCGGACTCCGCCCGCCCGAACCCGCTCGGCCGCGTCCCACTGGTCGAATTCCGCAACCAGATGCTCCTGGACAACCTTCCCATCAGCGACGTCGAGCAGGTCGAATCCATGCAGGACGCCGTCAACGTCTGCTGGGCATACACCTTGAACGCATTGGACTTCGCGTCCATGCCCGCGAGGGTCATCCTCGGCGGCGACAGCCTGTCCGAACCGGTGTTCGACAAGGCCACCGGAGAGCAGGTGGGCGAACGTCCCGTGAACCTCGACAAGCAGGTCATGGAGCGCATCATGCAGATCACCGGCGACAACGTGTCGATCGGCGAATGGACGGCAAGCAACCTGCAGGCCTTCCTTCCAATCATCCAGAAGGCCGTCGAGCACATCGCGGCCGAGACACGCACGCCCGGCCATTATCTGCTGACGAATGCGGAGGTGCCGGCCACCGGCTACGAGGTCGCCGAAGCCGGCCTCGTGTCGAAGACATTGGAGCGCATCAGCTTCATGCGTCAGCCGGTGCGCGAATTGTGCGTGATGGCCATGATGCTCGAGGACGACGATGAATCCGCCCGCATCCTCGAGGATGCAAAAGTCGTGTTCGCCACACCGCAATACCGGTCCGAGGCCCTCATGGCCGACGCGATGCTCAAATACAAGCAGCTCGGATACCCGTTGCAGTGGATCGCCGAGCAGATGGGTCAGAGTCCGGAGGACATCAAGCGCATCATGCGCATGGTGGACGACGAGAATCACGATCCGGAGATGGCGGAGATAGCCCGCAGCCTGCAGGTCGGAGGTGCATCTGATGACGGTGACGCTGGAGAGCCTGTCGGACAGTCGGAACACTCTGGCCAGACTGTGCCTGCTGGCCGTGAGGGCGGCGGACAAAACGTGGAAGGGCGTGGATCCGAGGCGGGTGCGTGACAGCTGGAATCGGACGAACGCCGATTTCCTTACGCTCTTCGCCACACTGCAGACCCGCGCCGCGAGCGATGCGATGGACTCGTCCACGTTGATGCTCGCCGAACAGGGCGACTACGTGCGCCCTGACGGTATTGCGAATCCCCTCGCCTTCGGGACGGGTTTCGCACCGAGCGGCATCGACCTCGAATCATATTTCGATATCCCGGTGACGCGCACTTTGTCGGCCATCAAGTCAGGCATGGGCGAATCCGATGCCATGATGGCAGGTCGTGCTACGCTTCGCCAGATGGCCATGCAGGCCATCGAGGACACGTCAATCAGCGCGATGGGCGTCAGCATCACCCAGCGTTCCGGCGTCGGCTACGTGCGTGTCGAATCACCCGATTGTTGCCCACGATGCGCCATCCTCGCCGGAAAATACTTCCGGCACAACAACGACTTCCTTCGTCATCCGAAATGCCACGGTCGCACCATTCCCTGCAAAGGCAAGGAAAAGGCCGAGAAACAAGGCTGGATCACATCGCCGATGGACCGCTTCAACGGCATGAGCGAAGATGAGCAGGACAAGGTCTTCGGACATGCCGACGCGCAGGCTATCAGGGACGGCGCCGACATCTACCAGGTCGTCAACGCGCATCGAGGCATGCGGCCAATCGGACGCGGCAACATCCGCATGACAACGTCCGAAGGCACCAGCCGCTACGGGTGGAGCCGCATGATCCGCAAATACGAATACGGCCAACGCCAGAGGCGCAGGCTCACGCCGGAAGGCATCTACAGCTTCAACCTCCCGCGCGAGCAGACCATCGAACTTCTGAAGCGCGAGGGCTACATCCTGCCCGACAAATGGCGTGAGCAGGTGCCGGAGCTTCGCCGCAGCCAATGGCTGCACGACAACGGATACCGTCAGGGACGGCATGAGGACCTGACCGAGGCGCAGAAGCGTCTGCTCAATGCGCGGCTCCGCTACGAGGCCGCTTTGGACGGCCACAATCCCTATCGGCCAGGCAGTCCGGTCACGCCGGATGTGCTGGCGAAGGCCGAGAACTCGTATCGTCGCTGGCTTTCCAGCAACGGCGAAAAATACATCCAGTAAAAGGAAGGAAACATCATCATGTCCGATGGACAGCAGCAGGATCCGAACACCGGCGATCCGGGCGCGCAGGAGCCGCCCGTCGACTGGCACGACAAGTTCCTCGGCCAGAAGAAGGTCAACAGCGACCTCGAGGCGAAGCTCAAGACCGCCTACGAGAAGGCCGACCGCGTGGACGACCTGGAGAAGCAGGTCGCCGACTGGGAGCAGCGTGGCAAGGAATTCGAATCCGCGCAGGCCACCATCGCCGGACTGCAGAAGCAGGTGCTCCAGGCGAACGTCACCGCCGCGGCCACCGGCAAGCTCATCAATCCGAGCGACGCATTGAAGCTCATCGATTTCTCCGACCTGGACGCTGACGATCAGGGAGGATACGACCAGAAGGCGATTTCCAAGAAAATCGACGATCTGGTCACGGCACACCCGTATCTCGCGCAAGGCGGGAACAAGACTGGTCTGACGGGAATCATCCCACCGTCAGGCGCCCGTGATGGCGATCATCAGGCGGGACAGCTTACCAGGGACGATCTGAAGAACATGACCCCGAAGCAGATCGAGGAGGCGCGCCGCAAGGGCCGTCTGGATGACCTGCTCGCAGGCCGCAGCAAGTAAGGAGGCCACCAGCAATGGCAATCACCAATTTCATCCCCGAGGTATGGTCCGCCGCCATCCTCGAAGCCCTGCGCGCGAAGCTCGTCTTCCCGAGCCTGTGCAACCGCGATTACGAGGGCGACATCCGTGAGGCCGGCGATACCGTGCACATCACCGGATACGACGACGTGACCGTGCGCAAGTACGTCCGCGGCCAGGCGATCACCGTCGACGATGTCAATGACAAGGAAGCAGCCGTTCTTGAAATCAATCAGACCGACTATTTCGCCTTCAAGGTCAACGACCTCGACAAGGCTCAGGCCAAGGCGGACATGACTGGAAAGTTCACCAATTCCGCCGCCTACAACATGATGAAGAACGTGGAGAACTACATCTCCAATCTCATGGACACTGCCGTCAGCACGCCGGCGAAGACCGTGGACGTCGGCACCCCCGCCGACGCGTATCTCGCCGTCGTGGAAGCCGGACGGAAGCTGGATGTTCAAAACGTGCCCGACGAGGGCCGCTGGCTCGTCGTCAGCCCCGACTTCTACGCGCTCCTGCTGCAGGACTCCCGCTTCATCGAAGGCACAGAAGCGGGCCATAATACGCTGCTCAACGGCGTGGTCGGCCAGGTGCGCGGCTTCACCGTAGTGAAGTCCAACAATGTGCCGCACAAGTCCGCCAGCCCGGACACACAGTCCATCCTCGCAGGCACGAACGCCGCCGTGACCTTCGCGCAGCAGGTCAGCAACGTCGAGGCTATGCGCATGCAGACCGACTTCGCCGACATGGTGCGCGGCCTCGACCTGTACGGCGCCAAGGTCATCCGCCCCGAGTGCCTGACCAAGATTACCCTGAACCTCTCCACCACCACCGGTCGTTCCCTGCAGGATGCGCAGACCCCTGTCGTGAGCGGTACCACCGCAGACAGCGACGGTGAAGAGGATGCTGCTGCAGGCAAGAAGAGCGGCAAGTAGTCGAGTCCGATGATCGGAGGCTGAAATGACCGCACTGGCCACCTTGGACGACCTGAAACATAACGGCATCGAAGTGACCGATGAGCAGACGGCAACCAGTCTGCTCGACTCGGTCTCCGAAGCCGTCCGCTCGGCCGCCGGCTGTCCGATCACACTCGGCGAATGGACCGTCGACATCCCCGGAGAACAGTCCAGGAAACTCGACCTGCCATGCAGGGCCGTCAGAAGCGTTTCCAAGGTGCTCATCGACGGCAAGACCGTCGACGACTGGCGGCTCCTCGGATCCGCACTCTACCGCGAAGAGCCGTGGAGCCCCTTCGGACGCATCCCGTCGGTCGTGACAGTCACCTTCACGGGTGGCTGGAATCCGATACCCGCCGATATCGTCAGACTGGTCTGCTCGTACGTCGCAGCCGGACTCCACCAGCTCGAGGACGGAGGCCCCGGCGCCCACGTCGGCGTCAGCTACGAACGTGTCGACGACGCACAGGTCGGATACGCGCAAGGCGATGCCGCCCAAATCGACGTGACCGAACTGCCGGAAGCGACCAAGCGCAGCCTGCGCAACCGCTTCGGCGCGAACGTCTCTTCGATAGGGGTGTTCCGATGAGAATCAGCGCATCATTCCTCTCCAAGGCCCGCCGTGACGCGGAAGGCCTCATGACCGACCAGTGCACGGTAACCCGCCCAGGCGAGTCCACCACGGATCCGGACACGGGACTGCCGAACACCGACACGGAGCAGGTGTATGCGGGCAAGTGCAAGGTGCAGACCTCTGGTGGCCTCGCGTCCGAGAACGTGGAAGGCAGCGCGGCTCAGGCGATGGGCGCCGTCTCATTGGTCTGGTCGCTGTACATCCACTTCCCGTTCGGGACCAGCCTGCGCAACGGCGATCTTGTCACGGTCACGAAGTCGGCGAATCCGGAACTGGTGGGCCGTCGCTATCGCATGATTTCCCCCCAATCGGAGAAGTCGTGGGCGACGGCCTGCCGCTGGAACGTGAAGGAGGACGCATGAGCGTCACAAGCCTGTTCGACGCGTCCGAGCTGACCGCCTTCGCCGACAAGCTGCTCTCCAAAGGAGTCGCCCGCCGCGCGGCCATCACCATGGTCGTGAAGAAAGGTGCGCAGAACGTCAAAAACGACATTCGCGAAGACCTCTCCGGCTCAGGCAACAAGGCATTTCGACGCATCCCCATCACCTACGAGGTGAAGGAAGCGCCGGGACGCATCACAGCCGAGATCGGCCCGTCGAAGGGCGGCGCCGGCAGCCTCGCCAACATCGCGTTCTTCGGAACCGCTAAAGGTGGTGGAACGCACCGGTTCTACGAGCATGGCGAGGAAGAGCTTCCGAAGCTCGCGGAATATGTGGCTCGTGCCGCAGTGGAGGGATTCTAGTGCAGTCGATAATGATCTTGTCGAACACGATTCTCGACCATGTGCCGAAACCGGCTGAAGGTTGGAAGGTGTACCGGCAGACCGCGCCGAAACCGACCGACAAGCCACCGTGGATTATCGAGACCGTCACCACGAACGGCCACATAGTCGGGGAGACGCAACACGTGCATTGCGGCATCGGCACTCTGCTGGTGCGCATTGTGAGCACCACCACCGATTCCGTCAACGTGCTGGCCGATGACCTCATGATTCCAGCCTTGGCCGGCAAACGTTTCGTCGCGCAAGGCTTCGACACCGGCTGTCTCACCCTCTTCTCCGATTCCGGCGCATATGCGGCCGGACTCACCGCAGAGGACACGAGCCTGCTCTATCAGGTGCGCCTATTGACTTTCAAATTCAACTGGTCACGCATGTGACCCCAAATATTTAAGGAGGAGTCATGGTTTTGACTCTTGGAACTGAAGTTCCTTCCACACCGGCGGACGGTCTGGTCAACACGATCTGGGTGCCGTCCATCAAAAACATCCAGAAGCCGACCGCCGCTGAGATCGACGCCGGAACCGACCTGTCCAATTACGTCACGCTTGGTGGCTGGTCATGCTCGCCGTCGCAGGATTCCATTTCAGACCAGCGTGAGAACAGTGCGCAGGATTACGAGAATCCCGGACGCAAGAAGATCAGCGGCTCGAGCATCGAGGTCATCGACAATACGAACACGGAGCACTCCGCGCAGAACGTAGCCATGGAGACGCTTGACGAGGGTACGGAAGGATACTTCGTGCGCCGCTATGGCAAGAAGACGGATGAGACCTTTGTCGCCGGCGACATTGTGAACGTGTACGCGGTCCGTGTTGGCATGAGTGCCAAGGTGGCGATCGCCGCGAACAGCGTGCTGCGCAGTAAGGTCAATTTCTCCGTCCGCGCTCCCGGCTGGGCGGAGAACGTGAAGGTCGCCTGATTGATTCTTCCCGCATCGGACTTTCGTTCCCTTTCGCCGGTGCGGGACCCTCTTTTTTCTTTTCCGGCAAAGGAACATGAATATTAGAGCGAAAGGAACAACAATGCTTAAAGTCACCAGGCGCACGCGCGATGTCGATATCATCCTCAACCAGCAGATCGCCGAGGACATTGCCAGATTGGGTGATGCGCTGGCCGAGGAGACCACGCGCGAACAAATCACGGAGGCTGGGACGAACCGGCAGGCGAAGGCTACCGCGCGGCGCATCGAAGAGCTGCGCGAACAGGCGGATGCGGAGACATTGAAGCTCACGTTGCGGGCATTGCCGGTCAGCCGGTGGGCGCAGGCATTGGCCGCGCACCGCAATGACAACGGCACGAACGACATGTTCGGCACCGCCGCCGCGGCATTGCCGCTCATGCTTGATTCCGCGACCATCGGCGGCAAGCCGGTGGCCGACGAGGACAAGACCGAACAGGCGTGGCGCAATCTGTTCGATGAACTCACCGATGGCCAGTTCACGCCGATCTGGCAGGCCATCGCCGAACTGAACGGCACAGCAGCGGACCCAAAAGCGGCATTCGACCTCGCCTCGCAGGTTCTCCGCAACTAGTCGAGGACCTACGCATCTGCCGCCAGCTCGGCATCAGCTATAAGCGTTTTATGGGGTGGACACCGAGTGAGGGCGATGAGGTCGAATGGGATGAGACGGAACGCAATTGGATGCGCTCGTTGGCTGAATACGAACGGTCATTATGCCCCATGTGCGGTTTGCCTCGCACGATCTGCCAAGACCCGAAGGGTGAACTTACATTGCATGCCGAAACCAGCGTCTGCTGGGCCACTGCGCACATGCAGCAGGCCATGAAACAGTGGACGGAGGCCAACGGCAGGGACAATCCGGCCGCGAACGCCTTGGTGGCGCATTTGACCTGACATTTTGGAGGATGCTTTGGCGGAGAACAAGAACATCGTCATCCGGTTGATGGCGGACACAGCCTCCTATGAGGCGGCGATGACCCGCGCCGGAAGCACTGCGAGAACAGTCGCTTCGGGCATGGAGAACACCGGCCGCAAGTCCGCGCTTATCGCCAGTGGTATGACCGCCGCAGGACTGGCCGTGGCCGCGTTCGGCGTGGCTGCGGTGAAGATGGCCGCAGACTTCGACCAGCAGATGAGCACCGTCCAGGCGAACACCGGCGCGACCAGCGCACAAATGGACCAGCTGCGTGCCGCCGCCATCGAAGCCGGAGCTTCCACGGTTTATTCCGCTTCGGATTCCGCCGACGCGATCAACGACCTCGGCAAGGCCGGCATGAGCGTCACGGACATCCTCACAGGCGGCTTGTCTGGCGCTTTGAATCTGGCCGCCTCCGATGGAATGGCCGTGGGGGATGCCGCCGAATACATGGCCAACGCGTTGAGCATGTTCCACCTGAAGGGGTCTCAGGCTTCACAAGTGGCCGATACTTTGGCGGCTGGCGCCGGCAAGGCCGTCGGTAATGTCTCCGATTTCGGCGAGGCGTTGAACAATTGCGGCGCCCAGGCGAACAGTTTCGGCATGAACGTGCAGGAGACCACCGGCGTTCTTGCCCTGTTCGCACAGAACGGCACCATCGGCGCCGAGGCCGGCACACAGCTGAACAGTATGCTGATGAAACTGGCCGCACCGTCCACCGAAGCTGCCAATACGATGAAGGAATTGGGCATCAGCGCCTATGATGCTCAAGGCCATTTCGTCGGCATGTCCAAGTTCGCCGGGCAATTGCAGAAGGCCGAGAAGGGCTTGACCGACGAGCAGCGCAACCAGGCGAACGCGACCATCTTCGGAAGCTATGCCATCAAGGCTGCGAACTATCTTTACGAGGCCGGCGAATCCGGTGTCAACAAGTGGACGAAGGCCGTATCCGAAAGCGGCTACGCCGCCGAGCAGGCCGCTGCGAAGAACAACAATCTCAAGGGCGATCTGGAGAATCTTGGCGGTTCGATGGAGTCCCTGATGATTTCCGTGGGTGAGGGCGCGCAGGGGCCGTTGCGCAAGATGGTGCAGGGCTTGGATACGCTGGTTGACGCGTTCGCGGGATTGCCGTCCGGAGCGCAGCAGGCCATCGTGGTCATGGCATCATTGGTCGGCGTGTTCGGCGCGGTGCATAAGGCCGCAGGCAATCTCAACGGCAGCACCAGCACCATGGCCAACAACATCGGTCTGGCCATCGATCCGATCCAACGCGTCAAGACGGCGCTCGGATCCGCGCAGACCGCATTCCAGATGTTCAGGGCGTCTTCGATGAGCGCATCCGAGCAGATGGCCGCCTTCGGCACCACAGCCAGCAAGGCGCAGCTGAAGACCGCAGGATTCAAAGCCGTCGGCAGCAGCGTCATGAGCCTGCTCGGCGGGCCATGGGGCATCGCATTGACGGTGGCCGGGGCCGCACTGAGCGCCTTCATCAGCCGCCAGCAGAAAGCCAAGGAAGCCACCGAACAACTGCAGTCCGCACTCGAATCCGGCAGCGACATCAGCTCCACCATCGCCGACTCGTATCAGAAGATGAATTTCGCCGGCGCGAGCATGACCCACTGGATGAGCGAAGCGAAAGTCAGCCTGACCGACATGACCAGCGCCGCCATGGGCAACAAGACCGCGACCGACAAGGTCAACGCCGCTCTGAAAGAATACGGCAAGCAAGGGCATTCGCAGCTGGCCGTCGCACAGAAGATGCGCGACAGCATCAAGGACGAGGCCAAGGCATATCAGGAAGCCAAGGAGCAGACCAAGCAGAAGGCCGCGGCGACCAAGAACGCCGTGGATGCGGATGGCAAGTCCGCTTCGGCCGCGAAGGATGCTGCCAATGCGAACAAGGAGCTTGGTTCTTCCGCTGCGGGTGCGTCTGATGAAATCGATGACCTCGTGAAGTCTCTGTTCGGCCTGGAGTCCGGCAATCTGACCGCTGATCAGGCGGTTGACCAGCTGAATCAGAAGATCGGTGAACTGTCCGACACCTGCAAGGATAATGGCGTGGTGTTCGACCAGAGCGGGAATCTGCTCGACCGATTTTCCGAGAAGGGCACCAAGACTAAGCAGGCTTTGGAGGATATTGCCAGCAGCGCCCAGAACGCTGCGGAGAAGATTCTCAAGCAGGGCGAGAACACCAATTTCAGTAGCGGTGAGATCGAGCGTGCGAACGGCGTGCTGCAGGACGCGCGTGACGCGATCATCCGGCAGGCCGAAGCCTCGGGCATGAGCGGCCAGGCCGCCAACGCCTTGGCCGACCGTTGGGGTCTGAGTTCCGATAGTATCAAGGCTTCCATCGACAATATCAGGATGACCGCCGACAACAACAAGGCGAAGCTTGACGTTGACGATTCCAAGGCCAAGAAGAAGACCAAGGATTCCGAGACCAACCTCGACAAATTCGGCAAGAAGATAGCCAAGGCCAAGCTCGAAGCCGAAGACAAGAAGGCCACCGCCAGCGCCAAGAAGGCGCAGAAGATGATGCAGGCCTTCAACAAGACCCACGTCAAGGCCACACTGGATGCGACCGACAAGGCGTCCAAGAAAGCCAAGACCGCCTCCGCGAACGTCAACAAGTTCAACGGCAAGAAGTTTACAGCCAGACTCGACGCGAAGGACAACGCCTCGCCGAAGGTAGACAAGGCCAACGCGAAGAAACTGTCAAACAAGCGCAGCACCTTGGACTCCACCGACAGGGCAACGCCGAAGGCGAACGCCGCGAACGCGAAGAGGCTCAACAACAAGAAGAACACCCTCGATTCGACCGACAAGGCCGGACCGAAGGTAGACGCCGTCAACCGCAAGAAGCTGAACGACAAGAAGAGCACCGCATCGGTCAACGACCAGGCGACTCCGGTGCTCCGCTCCATCAACAACTTCAAGATCGCCGACAAGTCATTCACCGTGACGGAACACACGAAGAAGGACGGCGGATACACGGGCGGCATGTTCACCGACGGCACGTTCCGGCATTTCGCCGGCGGCGGCATGTTCAGCGGCTATGTGGATCCGGTCTGGGCGGCGGGGAACTCGCTGAGCGATTCCGTGCAGCTCCTCAACGCCAGACTCGCCAGCGGCGAATACGTCGAAAACGCCGCCGCCACGACCTACTACGGCGTCGAGAACATGCGCCTGCTGAACGAACGGAAGATCCCGCGCGAAGCATTCGCGACAAGCCGTGGCATGCCGGACGTCAACGTGTCGGTGGACACGGGCGCCGTGGTGGCGGCGATAACCAGCCTGCACAACGATCTTGGCGCGATCATCAGCGCCGCGTCCGATGATTCGACGGTCGGCGACCGCGACTTGGGGAGGTTGATCCGCAGATATGCGCGAGCTTAAATACACGTCGCATGATGGCACGGTCATCGACCTCAACACCGATGACCTGTGGGTGGCTGATCTGCAGGAAATGCGCGGATACGCATGGACGTACACGCTGGCCACTCGCGGCATCAAATCGGTGAGCAGAAACGCTTCGACGGCGAAAATCACCGTCCGCACCACGGATCCGTCAAGATTGGACATGGTGCAGACGGCTTTCGACTCGGACGTGCAGGCAGTCCGGCCTGGCACGTTGACGGTCGATGGCGAATGGACGCAACAAGCTTATGTCGTCGGTTCTTCGCTCGGTCTCGTGCCATGGCCGGAATACGCGCAGACTGATTACACGATTGTCCTTTGCGATGGCGTTTGGCGTCGCGCGCTGCCGGTGCAGCATTTCTTTCCGATGACGTCAGGCACCGGTGCGCAGATTGACCTTCCACTGGATCTGCCGACCGATTTGGCTCCGTCGAGAATCGCCTTGACGGTGAATAATCCGACCGGCAAGGCCGCTGAGTTCACCGCGGTCATTTTCGGCCCTTGCGTCAACCCGTCTTTCCGGATTGGCGGCAACACTTACGCGGTTGATGTGACAGTGCCGGAAGGCGGTCATGTGTCGCTATCGGCCACTGGATTACGGAAGACGATAACGTTGACGGCCGAAAACGGCGACGTTTCGGATGTTTTCGACAAGGGCGTTCGCGGCAACGGCAGTGGAAGCGGCTCGTATGTTTTCGAGCCGATACCGGCAGGGGATTCGCTGTTGACGGTTTCCGGCAATTATGGCATCGATTTGACCATGTTTGACGTTTCTGGAGGTGTGCCTTGGCTGACGTTATCCTCGCCGATGGCAAGCTGACGCCACGTGCGAGCGTATCGCGGGTGACGTTGGATTGGGCTTGCGGCACGGACGAAAACGATTTCGAACTGACCGTCGACGATCCGGATGCGCCGGGAATCGAACGTGGCTGGTATTTCTGGATTGATGGAAGTGATGTTGGAGGCCGAATAGTCGATCGTCGCGTGTCCGTCGCCGGAGGAACTTCCACGACAACCTGGATCGGCCAATCATGGACCGGAATGCTGGCAGCGAAGATATTGCAGCCGGACGTGAATCAAGATTACCTGACCGTCTCCGGCAAGCTGCCTGACATCCTCAAAAGCCTCTTGAAGCGCATCGGCTTGGATTCGGTGTTCACCGTCGATTCCTCCGATGCCTCCACTTTGTCGAATTGGATGTTCCAGAATCCACGTTATGTGGACGCCTACACAGGCTTCCGCAATCTGCTCGCATCCTGCGGCAGACGCCTCGACTTCCAAGCCAAGGATAATCACATCCTGCTTGGCATCACGCCGGTCGGCATCATCACCAATACGGTCGATTCCGACTTGGTGGATTTCAAGGCCGAGACCAACCGTCGCGCGGTGAATCATCTCATCGGCCTTGGCTCGCAGGAGCTCAAGAACCGTCTGGTGGTCAATTATTTCGCCGACGCGACCGGCGTGGTGAGTCAGACGCAGACGCTCGTTGGGGCCGATGAAGTATGCGCCACATACGACTATTCCAACGCGGATTTGGGCACGCTGCAATCCGAGACGAAGAAGCATCTGCAGGAATTGCAGACCGGAGGATCGGTCGAGGTGACGTTGTCCGATGAGGTCGGAGACGGTCTGCGCGTGGATGACAAGATCGTCGCGACGGATCAGGCTTCCGGCGTCAACGTCACCGCCGTGGTGACGAAGCGGATCGTGAAAATCGATTCCGGGATTTTGACTTCGACTTTCGAGGTCGGACTGCCGGTGCAGTCGGTGAATGCGAACTATTCCGGTTCTTCCTCTTCGTCTTCCGGTGGTTCGACCGGTGGTGGCGTGTCTTTGACGGCTGGCCGTGGCCTGTCGATTTCAGGCGGCACGATCAACGCGGAGGTCGCTTCCGAGGATTTGGATTCCGTCAGGCAGGTCGCCGAGTCGGCGAACAGGACGGCTTCCGGTTTCGCGGCGCAGATCGGCAGGGCGAATCAGACCGCCGAGGATGCCGAGTCGATTGCGGCTGACGCGAAGAGTGTGGCCGACAGTGCCAAGTCGGGCATGATGACCGATTCCGAACGGTCGAAGCTTGCTTCGGTCGAACGGGGCGCGAACGCCTACACGCTGCCGGAGGCGTCCACGGATGTGCTTGGTGGCGTAAGGGTGGACGGCAGCACGATAGTCTCCGTTGACGGTGTGATCAGCGCGCATGTCGGCGACGGCGCTTCTGGGAGGGTCGTGTTTCCGATCGGATATGTGGTCCAGAACACGACGGGCATCGACCCCTCCGTGGATTTCGGCGGCACGTGGAGGCAGTTGCCTTCGCTTGGTTGTTTCACTTTTGAAAGGATTGGATAGTGAAATCTGACGGTTACTCGAAGTACGTGTGCGACAAGTGCGGCAAGACCGCTTATGTCGCCGCTGGCGATACGGAGGCGCGTGAATGGTTCACCGTGCGCCGCTATTCGGCTGGCAAGGCGACCCGCATCGCGGATGATGTGGCGCCTGACACCTACGAATTGTGTTCCAAGTGCAATGCGTCGTTCATGACGTTCATGCAGAAGGACGATGAAGCGTTTGAAGCATGGTTGAAGGAGGTTGAACAGTGACCATCGAACTGGTTGACGGCAAAGCCGGAACCGCGCATATCGGCAGCGAGGACAAGGCGATCATTCACCAGGCCAAATTCGGCAAGTCCGATATGGTGTTCGATTGGGGTGACGTGCTGAAATGCACGATGGGCAGTGCGAACAAGGCGACCATCGGCACGGGCTGCGCGAGCATACAAGGCTTGGACTGGCATATCACGGCGGCGGAATCGGTGACGATCTCCAACGGGTCGCAGGGCATGAAACGCAATGACATCATCTGCGCGCATTACCATCGAGATTCCAAGACCGGTAATGAGAATGTGGAATTGACCGTGTTGAAGGGTTCGCCGAATGCGACTGCTGCCGCTGACCCGAAGGTTCCGTCAGGGAAGATATTGTCCGGCGCGGTTGACGCGTACATGCCGTTGTGGCGTATCCCATTGGACGGTATCACGGTCGGCACTCCGGTGCGCCTGTTCACGCCGAAGGGGGCTTTGTGGGATTCCGTAACCCAGCTATGGAAGCCGCCGTATACGAACGACAGACTCACTCTGTGTCGGGTCGGACGCGTCGTCACGGTCAACGGCAACGTCAAGTTCGACGGCAGTGGACAGC